TTTCTTTAAAACACTTGGATAATTATATTTTTCGTATTTGTATTTATTCATAATTTTGGCGTAAGTATTCTAATATTTGTCTGTCTATTTCTGCTGCAACTTGCTCTGAAAGTATTGCCGTTAACTCTCTTTCAGCGACTGCATTACTGACTGCAATCAAATTACTTGAAAAATCAGTTGCCAAAATGTTAAAATAGCCTATACCTATCTTAGTATAATCGTATTTTTCATATTTAAACTTTACCATACAATTTAAATTCTTTTTCAAATGATTCTTTTTCTCTTACAAACGTATCTCCTACGGTATTATCCGCTTCTTTGCTCCATTCTCTGTACATACAAGCATCATACCACTTACCAGTTGATATGTCTTTCATTCTACACATTCCAAAATACATATATATCTTATCGTGAGAATATCCATTAGAGCCTACATTCTTATCTATATGCTCTATTAAATCAAATTCATTTATTTCCATTTTCCAAATAATTAACAACTCTTACATTCATACCTTTTTCATTTGCAATATCAATCATATGCTTTGTTCCATGCGATTTTCCATCCCAAAATGCTATCAACGCATCAGCAAACTCGGCCATTTGCTCGTTTCTCCTAAATCCTGCTGCCTTTCCAAACTTTTTCCAATCTGCCGGGAAGATTTCAAGGTCAAGTTTCTCGTCATTGGCATACTTTTCGCCGAGTGAATCAGCACCACGTGCGTTACCACTGACAATTATTACATTGTGTGTTTTCTTTTTTTCACGCAAATACTTGTTGCATTCTTCATGTAACAACTTATAATTGCTAAATCCCCTTGAACCAGCAATTATAACTTTAAAATTCTCTTTTTTCTCCGCCTTTTTCGTCATTTTAGTCAAAGTTTTTACAAATATACAAAAAAAATGTTAAAAAAACAAAAAAAAGAGTGATTTTCGGTCACTCTTTTTAAAAATTATCTCACCATAAAGTTAAAAGGCATTGGTTTCATCTGCAAAACCTTCAATAGACTATCGTTCATATCTGCTTGGTTCTTCATCAAGTTCCAAGGCAACATTCTATCAAGTCTTTCCTTCAACTCATTCAATACTCTTTCTTTATCTTGCTTTCCAAGGTCAAGCAACATATTGTAATCCATTTGCATTTCTGCCTCCGGAATCTTAACAGCACCACTATATGTACCACGAATGATACCAAGAGTTATCATTGCCTCTGCCACAAGCAATTGTCTTACCGTTTGCTGTGTCGGTTCGTTAAGCAATTCATATCTCATCTTATTCAATGGTATTTGGTCAGGTGTAATAAGAAGAGAATCCTTATTATCCAACATACATTGTTCAAGTTCTCCTTCACCATCACCAACATCATAATATGTATACCAACAATAGCAAGAATGGTATCTGTTCCATCCCCAAGTATCATCAGCAGCAATACCACCAACCATATTTGGAGAGCCAGGAGTTGATAACAAGTGTACAAGGTGTGTTCCATTTGGCCCTGCTGTTACTTGGTAAGCCAAGTCACCACGAAGTAATGAGTTCTTATATTTCAAGTCAGCAGCCATAAGTGCTGTGTCATAAGATGAACCAATATAGAATCCTGTAATACCCATACCATTACCCATATTACCATATTGTCCATAACCTCCTGCAATACCTGTATCAAGTGTACCCAAGTTACCATATAATGCAGCCTTTGTTGTTGATGGGGTAATGTACATAACCTTATTAATCTCTCGTCCAGCTGGAATTACATATACTTGTTTTCCCTTTTCAATTTGGAAGAAATCTTTCTTTAGTTCCCATTTTGTACCTCTCTGCTGCAAGCCAACCTCTTTTGAAAACCATTCAGACCAATCCCTTGACCAATCAAGAGTTCTTGTGCTTAAAGCAAAAGCCAATTCAGCAGGATTTCCAATGAGAGAACTGTTTCCCATCATATTTAACCATTGAGATTCAATTACCCAGTTTTGTACGTATGATGCATAGTCACCCACTGCAACCTCAAGAAGGTCACAGAGTTGTTCATCTTCCAATTGAACAATACGTATTGGAGCACCAATCTTAGTACGAACTATTCTAAACAAATCCCTAAGTTCATTTGTAATTGTCATATTTAACTATAGTTTTAATTATCTATAAATATTTATAAATAAAAATAAATTAGTATGTTTATAAACGAAAATATAATTAAAAGGGCTTTAAGACAAGCAATTAATGAAATGATGGATGAAGATAGGGTCGAATCATCAGATGGAACCGTTGAAATCGATAATTTCCAAAACGTAAGAGACATTATGAATTTCACAAAACCTGGTGATACTCTTTACTTTGTTGAATTGATACGAAGAAAGAAGGATAACCCTTCAATGAATCATTCAAGACAATTCATTGGTCAGTATTACTTTAAGTCACAACAAGAATTTGATGCTGCTGAACAAGCAATAAAGGATAAGTGTAAAAATCAAGGCGCAAGAGCATATATATACCTAAACGCTCGTTCAAAAGCAACTGTTGATAAATATACACAGATATATGCAGCAAGATTTACAAGAAATAGTGGATTAGCAAGACATTTTGGTAATAATCCTATGGCTTTCGCTGCCGGAAGAAGTTTTGATGCACCTGACAGACCATTATGCTTTATTGATATTGACTCAGATGATTTCAAGGACATAAGCGCAGCAATGAAAATTATACAAGACGCAGGAATTAAGCCATTGTTTGCATATAGAAGTATGAATAATGGCTTGCACGTAATTCTACCAGATAAGGACGCTGCAAAGAAATTGGATTTCTCATCTATTAATGGAAACTTGAGTGGACTTAGCCAATTTGCAAAGAACAACGCAAAGGTTAGTGTTGAAATTGATAAACCTACATTGCTTTACGCATCATTAAAACCAAATGGATATGGCGCACAACAAGCAAGATTACAGAAATTCATAAATCAGAGAAATCAACGTTACAATAATAGCAAAAAACATCCATAAAAAAAGAGCAGCCAATTAAGGTTGCTCTTTTCTTTTATTCATCAAAGGTTTCTTCCTCAGTATATTCCAAATCCGCTTCCGTTATATCAGCAACAGCCTCGTTACCGTCTTTCTTCCTTTGCTTATCTAGGTTTTCAAGAATCAATTTAATGTTGTTCTTCTTGTAATCGTCAATTTCTTCTTCTGAAATCAATCCATTGTGTACACAACACATTGTTCCCTCATAAGTAACATTGTATGGAGTAGGTAACTGATTCTTTGTTGTCTTTACCTTTGTTACAATTCCATATTTGAAATTCTCTCCTTTAGCTGTTGCTTTTAATTCCTTCACAGCAGCCTTTGCAACGCCTCCAAGGTGAATAATTAGTCTTGCCCCATAGAACATAGTCTTACCACCTTTTAACTCAATAGAAGGAACACCAGGCATTCCATTCATTGAATCATTCCATATCTTATTAACGCAGAAGAATGTGTTTGTGTAAGGTTCACTCACCTTTCTTGATGAAGGTATTCTATTATTAATAAGATTGTTGAACGCTTGTGATATTGCTCCGGCATCGAACATATTGTTGCCTGACTTACTCATATAAGACTTGAATGACTGAATCGAACCAATACTATCCCAAATAAAACATACTGGTTGCATAATCTTTCCTTCGTCTTGTAGGTCAAGGATTGTGTTCATTGAATATGCAATATCTTCAAGAACGGCTTCCTTTCTCTTCTTAGAAACTTTCTTTCCTGCTGAGTAATCCATATCTCCGTATTGTTCAGCCAAGATTGTTGAATCATAATACACAACATTTTCTGCCTTATAATTAACAATACCTTCTGTTACCTCACCGGTTTCTTCATCAATAATTTCTCCATAGATAGGCTCTGCCTTAACTCCGCAATCCATAGCATATTTCCAGTCAAAATTTCCTTCTGTTTCATAAACTACAGATAGAATTCCTTCTCTTTGACACGCTGCTATAAGACAATTCTTAATGGTTGATTTACCTGTATTTGACCATCCTGTTGTTATTGTAAGATAACCCTTTGGAATTCCAGGAATTTTAAGTGCATTTTCAAAAGCAGAAGGTAACACAATGAATTCTGTAGCCTTTTCAGCATTTGATGTCTTTAATTCGCTCATTTTAACTGGACCTTTTGGCTTTTCGGTAGTAAAGCCCAATAACGCCTTTATGTCGTCAGTGCTAGGTCTTGTAAAAGTCTTTTTCTTTATTGCTTGTTTCATAACTATTTATCTTTTTCCCTTATTAGTTTTTTCCAATCTTTTCTACAGATTGCGTGATAAAGGTCATCGCCTCCTACAAGTATTTGACTTCCCTCGGTTATAATTCTTCCTTCAGGGCTAAACCTTGCATTTATTGATGCCTTATCGCCACAAGTACAACTTGTTTTAATTTCTTCTATTTCGTCAGCCAATTCAAATAATCTTTTTGATGCTGGAAATAATTTTGATTTAAAATCAGTCCTTAAGCCATAGCACATAACATTAACTCCAAGGAAATCAACGATGTCAGATAATTGGTCTACTTGCTCTTCCGTTAAGAATTGGCATTCATCAACCAATATCCATTTTATCATTTCTTCATTTGTTGCCATTCTTATATGATTAAATTCATTAACAACTTCAAAAATGTTAATTGTCGGCTCTATAGAAATGCACTCTCTTTCTAACCCTGCTCTTGATTTAACCACGTTTTCACCATCCCTAGTATCGGCTGATGGTTTGAGAACTATAATTGGTATGTTTTTTTCGTCAAAGTCATGGGCAGATGCCAACAACCTTAATGATTTTGAACTGCCCATAACTCCATAGTGGTAATATAATTTAGCCATTATATGTCATTTATTAAAATGGTAAGTCATCCTCACCATCAATTATTATACCCCCAGCAGACTTATCTTCTTTCTCTTCCTTTGGGAAATCTGAAAAGTCTTTTGTGTGCTCAGTTAAGTTCTCTTTTAACTCTTCCTCTGCTGCTTTCTTTTCTTCTTCTTTCTTTTCTTCCATATCAATGTACTTGTTTTGTGTCTTATCAAATACAGGCACTCCACCCTTAATCACAATTGACATATACTCATAAGACTTAACGGTATAAACTTCATTCCATTGCTTGCTGTCGTTAATCCAAGCCATTCCCTGCTCATAATCCTCAGTTAATGGTGTCTTGTCTTCATCATCAACAATCTTTGTCACAGTTTTTCCGTTATCATCCTTGGTAAGAGTTACAATTAAGTCCTTTCCTTCGTTTAAGTCAAAGATGTTACTAGTCTTGCCTTTTTTTTCTGCTGCTTTCTTTCTCTCAAAATAGATGTTCATAATCTTATCATAAACACCATCTTTCTTTGCAGAATCATTGAATAGCCAAAACTTTGCTCCATCCTCTTCGTGTCCTCTCTCAACACATCTTACAATCCATGCTGCCTTTGCGCGGTTCATAAACTCAATGTCACCATACTTTTTCTTTTCAACTTCTGATGGTGCAGTGTGTCTAAGTTCCTTTGCCTTGGCTGAAACCTCACAGAATGGGCACTTATCACCCATTTCGTTGTGAGTAGGGCACACAAAAGTACGCCAACCTCCAGGACTTAACTCCTTGTTGACCTTAACTGTGTGAATAAAAACTTTCTTGAATGGACTACCACCTTCAGGGGAGAATGGTAATAGTCTAATTGTAAGTGTCTTAGTTTTTTCTCCCTGCTTTAATCTTGCTTGGAGATAATTTTTCTCATCGAATTCTGTCTTTTTCTTAGATGTAGTTGTTGCAGCATGTTCTTTCTCATACTGTTCTGCCACTGAATTTGCGTCAATGTTCGCGCTTAAAATCTTTTCTGCCATGTTTAAAAATTATTAAAATGTATCATAAATTGATACTTAAATTCATATTACAAATATACAAAAAAAAATTGAAATTTAAAAATATTCCGTCAACTTTTTGCTAGCTGACGGAATAAAAATATTTTATTAAATCAATTAACTTAATCCAAATATTTTCTTAATATCTTGGTCAAGTTCGTCAGCAATTGCAAAACTATCGTTCATTTCCTTTTCATTGAAATCATCAACATCATTATTTGTGATAACATATTCCATTGATGTTGGTTCTCCGTTATCAGCATATGCTGAATAATTGCTGTTCTTTGCTTTATCTTCCCAGTAGTCAGTAGGTTTAACCTTGAATGGATATGAATCTAAAGAACGAAGATTCAATTTTTCAGTTTGTGTAGGATTTCTCTTTTCGAATTCACTTTTAAGGTCTTCAATCTCTTGATTGTTTTTATCAAACATACCTTGTAATGTTTCAATAGCGCCAAGCAATTTTTCAATTCTTGTGTCTACTCTACCCAAATCTTTACCAACTGAATTAACCTTATCATTAAGTTCTTCTTGTGCCTTTGTAAGGTCATCAACGTCAATTACATTCTCATCTTCTTCAGGTTCCCCTTCCTCAAGTCCATCAGGACCTCCAGGCATTCCACCCATAGGGTCTGCCATTGGGTCGCCTCCTGCCATTGGGTCTGCACCATCAGGTGCTCCACCCGCCATTGGGTCTCCGTTAGGCGCACCTCCCATTGCATCAGGACCTCCAGGTGCACCGCCTGCCATTGGGTCTGCACCAGGTGCTCCACCCATTGCATCAGGACCGCCACCAGGTGCTCCGCCACCCATAGGGTCTCCTCCAGGCATACCACCGCCCATTGGGTCGCCACCAGGTGCTCCACTGCCATTTGGGTCTTGCTGATTTTGGTCATCATCAGCCTCTTCTAATGGGCTGTAGCCAAATGATTCCCCTATAGCCTTCATAAAGCGCATATGGGCTTCAAAAAGATTATTTTCTTTTAAATATTTGTAGTCTGCCATCGTTTTAAATTTAATCTACTAAAAGTTGCTTATTATCTTCTGTTAGAATTGTCTTTGAACTCTCTGTTCTCTCAATAAGACCCTTGTCTTTCTTAATTCTCTTAACTGATTTTGGCTCATCATAAATGATTTCTTCTGCCATTGAAATCTTATCCATAACTTCTTTACCTTTTTTTACTTCTTTTTTATTATTTGTTTCATCCACAAATGTTATGTGTTTCTTCTGTGGATTGATGTC